GTGCAAAAAATATGCATAAATTATTTTTCGTATTTTAGTAAATACTAGCACAGAAGGCTTGAAACTTCTACCTCACAGGCTTAAAGTTGTATAAAATAATATAGTATAAGTTATCATATAAATAATTTAAACCCCTTACAGACAAAATAAAAGGGGGTACTAACTAATTTTGTCTGTACCCCCTTTCCTTATCATGTTACATTTTTTAATCCTCGTCTTCCTCCTCGTATGGTGTTGTATCTATAGTATCGCACCACAAACTTTCATCCTCATATATTTCAGACATATAACCGCTTTCGCTGATATATAACCTTACTTCTATACCGCTTAAAGATTCGTAATTTCCATATCCATTTTGTTGGATATAATCTTTATCTTTATCAAAACCTTCCTCAAGACTATTAAGCACCTCCAAAGGTGTGCTACTCATCAAGAAGTCATCCAAAGAACTCATTTCATAGAATTGTTGTGTAAGATTATACTTGTCGCAAAACTTGTTGAAAATCTCAACTTGCTCGTTATTAGAAAGGTTGTTAAACTCGTTTTCAAAATTCTTAAAAGTAAACATAATTCAATGTTTTAAATTTAACCGATACTTGAAATAGGGTGGTCGGTTGTTAACCCCTTTGTTATTGATTGACGATGCAAAGATACGCAATTAATTTTAATATACCAAACATTTTACTAAAAATCTTTATGTCGTTAACTTTTATTAACAAATAACATATTATTCCTTCGTGTGTGTATATATAATAATATAATAACATACGCTATTAAGTCATTTATTTGCTTTGTATTCGTTTGAAATAATGATTTAGTATAATTGTAGGTTTATTCTATTAAAACCGCTTAAAAAGGAAATAAAGCATATATAAGCAAAAAAGTAGTACCCTAATAGATACTACCTTCAATTTATATTACTTCACCAACATATCCCATAACATTTTTAAGTCGTGTGCTTTGCCTATGTTGATAACGTTCTGTACTTTGTATGTAACTACTTTCGTTTGTTCCTCGCTTTCGAGTCCTGCCTCCGCTTGCTTGATATTTTCTTTTTTTGGTGCAACGTATATCCAACCTTCAATCTCCGCACGTATTGTTTCGTCTGTTACCACTTTTTCGTCCAAAATAAAGACGTGTTCAAATGTGGTTTTGTCAGAAGGTCGGTAATTCATTGTAATATAGTATTGTTCACTATCTTTATCAGACTGAAGGATATAAGGATACATACCTTCTACAAAGTGCATTCCTTTGCGTGGTGCTGCTTTGTAGTCGGTTTCAAGTCCTTTCCTTTCCAAAGTTGCGTTCACGTTATTTTCATAACTGCCAAAACGGCAATTTGTAATTAGTGTCATCTTTGTGACACGTCCAACAAAAGGACAACTTTTACCTCCCCTAAATTTAGGCTCTGACTTTACAACCATTGCAGAACCAAACTTTGTGCTAATAGTCTTAATCAGTTTGTAAACGCTTTCGATGTTTGTTGTATTATTCATAATTCAATGATAATTAATTTAACGGACATTTTATTTAGGTAGTCCGTTGTTTAACCTTTTGTTTTGATTCACGTTGCAAAGGTAAGCAATTATTTTGAAACTACCAAATGTTTTCTAAAAAATATTATTCTATTTAATGTTTATTAACAAATAGGTGCTTTTTATTGTACTCTTTTAGGGTCTATATATTTCGACCAAATTTCAATATCTTTTGCGATAAAGAAATACATTCTTTCTCGAGTGTAAATGTTTAATTTAGATTCATTTAATGATTGAAATTTGTTGTCATTGTTTATAATAAAAGCAGAATCGAAACGATAAAAATTCTCATCAATTTTGGCTAAAACTTCTGTTGGTTTACATTTTTCCAACATCTTATCTAAATTATCCATTAAATAAATTTTATCATCAAAGTTATGCTTTTCGCAAAATTGGTTATAAATGTCCACTTTTTCACTTGGAATCAAGTTTTCAAAATAAAGCATAAAAGTATACATATCTTTCATAATTCAATGATTTTAAGTTTAACCGACACTTTAAATAGGGTAGTCAGTTGTTTAACCCTTTGTTATTTATTTATCAAATAGACACCTAAAAACATAAAGCAATATGAAATCATTTTCCAATCACTCAAAGTTGAGTAAGTGTGTGCAACATGAAGTAATATTATTAACAATAATATTAAACCAATCAGTATTATATTTCTTTTCATAATTCAATGTTTTTAAAAAATTTTGTGAGACTATTCCCATTTGATTTATGTTGCAAAGTTAAGTAATTTATTTCATTCCACAAAATTATTATAGTTAATTAAAGTTAACACATGTGTTCTACTTGTACTTATATAAGTCATTGTTTGGTTATTGCTTAAGTATCTTATATGTGTATGCGTATATATAATAAACAAAAATAGGGACAGCAATATAAAATACTATCCCTATCATCTTCTATCTCTAATTATCTTTTAATATTCTTGTTCCTCAAAATAATCAATAATATCATCAATATTATCATTAATAGTTACCATGACATCGGCTGATGTACCACTTATAACATTTCCGTTGTGGTCATATTTAAAGAAACTGTCGTATGGATTAAACTTTCCCGTTGCAAGTTTGCGTGCAATTTCAAATGGTGAGTAGTCTGCAAATTGATTATCAAAGTCGCTCATTGCATACCATTTGTTTGGTGACTCTACAGCGTCCCAATACTCTTCCGCATATTGGAATTTCTCTACTGGTGACAAAGTTTCCCACTTTTCATATAAATTTTCCATATCTATATTTTACTTTTTATTATATATTTATTTGCTTTAAAAATTAATTTAATCTTATATAATTATCATACATACTCTATTTGTACTTATTTAAGTATGTATATTTGTTTTATAATTCGTCAGCGTTATATTCTATAATTTTATCAATGTCAGAATTAATATCCTTCATTACATCTTCTGCGTTTCCGCTAACTAAAAGGTGATGTTCATTGTATTTAAAGAAACTATCTCTTATATCAAACTCTTTTGGTTGTAATATACTTAAAACATCAATAGGTTTGTAACCTTTTAGTTTTGTATCTATTTCATTCATTCCATACCACATATTTGGTGAGTTAACACTCTTCCAATACTCTTGTGCGTAAAAGAATTTATCTATAGGGGATAATGTTTCCCAAATTTTATATAAACGTTCCATATATTATTAACTATACAATTTATCTATTATATTTAATAAATATGTTTATTGATGATATTGTTTTAATAAAAACAACTCCCTATTAATAGAGAGTTGTCTCCTTTATTTCGATTTTACTATACTCATCGCTATCTATTACATTAATATAAATTGCGTGTTCATTCTCATCTACAAAAATGTCGTCTATAGGAAACTCGTTTTCAAAGTAAGACATATCTTCTTTGATAAGTTCCTTCATCTTCTTTTTAGCGTCTTCCAAGTTATTGAACGCTACAAGAGTAGAGTATTTGGCATCAATATATGTAAGTGTTTCTTTTGCAACGACAAAAATATTCTTTCCTTCCATATTTATATTTTTTATTTGATGTTTACTTTTCCCACTTATCAAGTATTGTTTCGGTAATTCTCAATGTAGTGTGAACACTATTCTGAACTTCTGAAATGTGCATTATATCATCACTCTTTGTAATAATATAATCATTCTTATTCATTTTGGAATATTCACTCTCGTAAATAGTTTCAAATGTTTCCTTCATTGCTTGTTTAGCACTTCTTTCACTACTAAATGTGCCAAGTACTAATACATCATTAGTAAACTTAACTTTTTCCTCCAATGTTAAAACATAGACTTTCTTAATCTTTTTCATAATTTTTTATTAGTTTAAAAATTATCATATCAAATCATCACCCCAATATAGAGTTTCTGAAAGTTCAATCTCTCCTCCCAAACGAATTAACTTATTATCAGTTAATTCTAATACAAAATAACCTGCGATAATAACATTATCCATTAAGATAATATTTGCGGACATAATTGCTTTACCTTTAATAATAACATTATCAGTAGTTTTTGTTTTACCGCCAATAGTTACATTATCTTTAATTTTAGAATTACCTCCAATTACCGCAAAACCACCTACTTCTGCATAACCTCCAATGATAGAGTTATCTTTGGCAATACAATTACCGCTTAATGTTGCATAATCTTTAATTGTTGCTTTGTCGCATACTTTGGCACTACCTTCAATAGTTACATGACCACGTACAACTGCATTTCCTTCTATAATCGCTTTGCCGTTAACTTTTACATAGCCACATATCATGGCATTGTCTTTTACAATAGAATTTCCGTCAATTACAACACTTCCATAGATGATAACATTATCACGTACTTTAGCGTTACACATAATCATGCTATCTCCAATAACAATAGCGTTATCGTATACCCAACAATTTCCTTTTTCACTTAGAAAAAATTCTTTTTCAATCCAACCGCCCAAGTCACCCTTTTTAACGTCCCCAAAGTCCTTGAGTGCCTCTATACGATATATTGTTTTACCCCTAAAGGTTTTTGAAATATCCGTTCTTATTTTATATTTCGTGTTCATAATTCTATTTTGTTATTGATTTACGTATGCAAAGTTAAACAATTTATTTCAATTTACCAAATTATTTATGTTAATAAAATAAAAAACCATAACTACTTATCTCAAGCGGTTATGGTTTTGAAAAATAATTAACTAACTAAATATTAACATTAACTACATTGTGATTACCTTGCGGTACAACGTTTAAAACTACAAAACTTATCTATTCTATATTTGAGATTGAATGCCAACTATTATCGGTTTGTTTCCATGCAACTTCGAACTCTTCCTTTTTATCCCCAAAGGTCAGTTTAAGCACTGATACGTTGTCTTTAACGTCCTTTAGTGTTATCTCTGTTGCAAGTCCCCCTAAAGTTTCATTCAAGCGTTCAGAAAGTATTTCTCGCTTTCTGAACTTTATAGGTTTCCAATTCTTTAATAAGTTGGACTTTATTACATCTCTAAATGTACACATAATCTTATATCTTACAAATGGAAATTTGGTTTAATACGCTTATATGTCTTCTCGTTTGGACATTTGTTGCTTGATACAATAACGTCCATTGCCCATGAGCCGACAAATTTCAGTTCCCCTTCGTTAGGGATGTAATCGTGAGTTTTATCATAACTTAACTTTGTAAGGATAGGCAATGGATGTACGGCTAAATCATCACTTGTTTTACCACTTGGACAATCCTCAATGTCGACAAACTCCTTCTTTGTCTTATTGATAAAGTATCGGTACTCATTTACCTTCAAGTCCTTTACATCCTCATCAGTATTATTGATACGTGCAATTTCCCAATGATTATGTTTTCCGTCCACTTCGTCCGCATAGTCACCTGCCCATGCCATAGGATAACCTTTATACTTTCCGTCCTCATCGTTAATGAGAGATGCAAATGTATTTACGAATCTGTTACCAACATAACTATGTTCCATTAATTTAGCACCACAACATAAATCATGTGAGTGCAAAGATGCAACTACTTTCTTACTATCCTTCTTGTCAATAATGACAGGTTTAAAATATTGTCCCATAATTCTAAATGTTTTAATTGTTTTTAAATGATAGTGCAAAGATAAGGAATTATCCTCACACTACCAAATAAAATTAAGTATTTAACACTTCTTTAACATATGTCGGTATTTTGGATTTCCATAAAGCAAAGCAATATGATAATAGTCAAGTACACCCATTATTTCCTTAACCTCATTAAGTTCCTTTTCTGTAAGGTCATTTTGACGTGGATATTCCAAGACAATAGTATCTTTGTCCGTCTTAATTTCGGGAACGTTATTTACAATGTTTACCTCCTCTGCAATTCCGTCTTTAAATAACATTGTGAACTCGTGTTCAGTAAGTGTGTTCTCGTCATTAAAGAAAGGACCATAACCCATATTTACTAAAGTTTCGTCACAAATATAGATAGTGTCCCAATAGCTATTTAAATTCTCCATAATTCTTATTTGTTTGTTTAACGTAAATAAATCACATCATATAAAAAGTTAATTAACTCTTCCTTTGTTAAGTTTGTAATAGCAATTTTTTCTATTTTATTAGTAAGATTATTTGCAGTTTTTATAAAAAACATATCTTCTAAATCACTAACAAAACTATAAACTCTGCCCATTAAACAAAATACATTTCCATTTGAAAACTTAGTTATTTCTTTTCCAAAATACAAAAGTATTTCTTTAATATCATCTTCCTTGTAATTGTCTAAAACACGAAAATCTGCAATTTTATCTCTTAAACGTTTAATTGTAGCACTATCCAATCTATCTTCAAGTTCTACAATTTTAATATTATTTTCTTTTGCCCACCTAAATAGCGCACAATATGCAAGTTTATCATAAAATTCTTTTATGATAATAGCATTATTCAATTTATCAAAATCGAAACACAACGCAGGTACACTTGTATCTTTATCCGTAATGTAAAAACGTCTTAAATTGAAACCAATGTTAACAACATTCAACTTAAAGTCATGTTTAACATCAAGTCCTTCAAAGTTCTCATCTTTGATAACGTATGATATATTATCAAATAATTTATCGTAATTCATAATTCTATTGTTTTAATTTGTTTACTATTGAAATACGTATGCAAATTTAACAAGAAAAATCCAATTATGCAAATTTTCCTTGTTAAATTATGTTTAGTTTAAGAATATAATTTTTCTACAAACTCAATTACATTTTTATAGAAGTTATAATCTTTCTCACCACGTTTCTTAGCAAATTCCAAAATATCTTCCTTTGTTCCGTTGATAAAGAGCGTGGACCATTGATTATTAGAACGTGTATAAACAAAAGTGTGACCACCTTCCCAATTTTCATGACCTACATAGTAGTCAGCAGGGGACTTTATTACAGCATCACTATTAAAACGTACAAAATCGTATATATCAGCGTCACCACATACAATTGCGTTATCTCTCACCAAGCAAGTACCTATTAAATTTGCATTGTCACAAACTTGTGCATTATCTAATAGAAGGGAATTACCATACACTTGTGCGTTATCCTTAACAATAGAACAACCTTCCATACGTGCGTTATTAAACACACGTGCGTTATCTTTAACTTTGGAATGTCCTCTTACTTGTGCATTACCAAATACCACTGCATTGTCGCACACTTGTGCAAATCCGTCTATTACAGCATTCCCAAATACTTTTGCATTTCCGTAAACTTTTCCGTCCAAGAATATCCAACAATTGTCTTCTTGCGAAAGATTATCTTCTTTCTCAATAAAACCACCAATACTACCCTTCTTGACATTTCCAAAGTCTTTAAGAGCCTCAACTCGATAGAGTTTGTGTCCATCAAATGTATAACTTAAATCTTTTCTGATTTTATACTTCTTTGTTTCCATAATTCTTAATTTAATAGTTTTCTAACTGTTTTATAAACTGCAATTTGTCTGCCTTCGTCAATATCCTCCTCATTGAAGATAAATGTTTCGTCATCATCTGTTGTTTCAAACTCAATTTTATTACCTTCTGAAAGTCTAATTTTCTCAACTGGTAAAGCAACCCAATTTCTATTGATTTTTACAACAATAGACACAATCTTTGTAACTCTACTTGTATTGTTATAATCAATCAAAGTAACTTCATTAATATTTATCTCTTTCATTAATGAAATTACCTCATTCTTTAATTGTTTTGCAATGTCTTCTATTACACTCATAATTCTATTTGTTTGTTTTGATTTATGATTGCAAAGTTAAGTATTTAATTTCAATCTACAAAAGAAAATTATTAATTTAACATATAATTAACATTAACTACTTTTTATGTATTATATATAATATATTACGCATACACATGAAGGGAAATTATAAACTCGTTTTAAGACGTTCTAACCGCTTATAATAGTGCCGACCTTATAAGTTATCAAGTTTATACATTAAAGTCGTTAGAACTCAAATAAAAAGTGGTACTACTTATCTCAAGCAATACCACTCAAATAATAATAACTTTATATTTAATAAGATTTATTTCTTGTCATCTATTCCATAAACCTTCTGTACAAAAGGACGGATACTCTTTGTTGCCTTCTTAAATTGCTTTAGGTTCATTCCGCCACATACAATTTTGTTCATAATGTCGTTGGCTCTCTTTTCAGTGTCAACGTATCTGTACAGCACGTTATTTGTTCCGTCATGGTGTACACCCCTAAAACGTACATTCCACTCGTCCAAATACCACTCACACTCATCGCATGATGTGTTCTGTAGAATGTTTGAAATATCATCATACACCTTTGATGCAATCTTTACACCATTCCACAAACCGAGTTCTGCAAAAGCAACAATATAACCCTTAAAACCTGTATATTTTTGTGAAAGGTTATCTCTCTCGTCTTCGATATACATATTGTTGTTATCATCAATAACTCTCATAACGTTATTGTCTGATAAATCTGTGTAATTCTCTTCACGCATAAATTTACGTGTTTCCTTCATTGTTTCCTCATCATAGAGGTCGATGTTAGTCCAAATTAAGCAACGTTTCATAATTCTATTTGTTTTTAATTGTGTCAGCAATATTACTGATTAACGTTTGCAAAGATAAGTATATAATTTGACTTGCGCAAATATTTCGTATTAATAAATGTTAATTGAAATAGTATTTATATATACTGAAGATGTTGAGTGTTTTAATAAACTCATCCTGCAAAGTTTTTGATGCGTCCTCACTTCGAACACTCCATGTAACAGGCTCGTCATCATCACACTTTTCACTTTTCCAATCGTGCAATTCAAATAACTTCTCATTAACACGAATTAACCACGTGTAATGTACCTTCTTATCTTTACTTAATTTGTCCTTTGTCGGTTCTCCAAATACACTCTCTAAAACACTCTTCGCAATAGGTTTTGTTTGTGTAATAAATGTTGTACAATTGTCGGGAATGTTATCCTCCTTTTGATAAACTTCAATTTGGAGGTTATTGATATTTACTTGTTTCATAAATCACTTATTTATAGTTTATCGAAATATTCTATTATATCTCTAAAGATAATATCACACATAGAATTTAATATATAATCTTCTGATGTTGTAATCATTTCTCCATTAAGTAAATTAGTGCAAATAATATGAAACTTATCTGTTTTCTTATTATAAGAAACTCTTTTTACAACACACATGTACACGTCCTCATAGTTAACTGATATAACCTCAATATATGGACGTTCGTTCAGTTTTCTATCACTAAAATCTACATTGAATGTACGTTTCTTTTTCATTTGCGTAATAGCTTCTTTTCTATCAATATAGATATGGTCTTTATAAATTCCTTGATACATAGTTTTCTGTGTTTAGAATTTGTTTGAAAAGTGTGTATTACTTTCTATTGCGTTTGTCTAAACAAGTTGCAACATAATCGAGTAATTCCTCCTCATTGACATTGCCTTCCTCGTCCTCAAAATCAGACAACATTTTACCTTCGAACTGATATACTCTATCATTATCAGTGTTAAGACCAAAATCTAAAGTAACCTTTATTCCTTTAGAATAATTCTTTATAGCACACGCACCAATTTTAACTTCTTTCATAATTCTATTTTGTTATTGATTTATGTCTGCAAAGATAATAATAAACTTTCAATTAAACAAATAAAAATATATATTTAACATATCATTAACATTTATCTTCTTAAGATACTATATTTTGCGTTTTAAGTGTGTTTTATAATCACTTCCTTATAAGTTATCAACTTTATATATTAAATCCGTCAGATACAAAATAAAACCCTACCAACGCAATGTATTAAATAACGTTGATAGGGTAGAAATTATGAAAGTAATAACTTATTCGTTTTCGTCTTCTATCTTTTCAATATCATAAGAATAAGCAAGACGTTTTTCCCAACCGCTTTGTATATATATTTCACTATCACCTGCCACGTCATTATCTCTCATTCTGATAATAACCCATGTCAGTTCATTATCACCTTCGCAGAAACCTTCACTATCACTATTATAGCGTACCAAGTCACCGCAATAAACTTCCGTTCCGTTTTTATCTGTTACCATTTTTCAAAAGTTCTATGATAGTTGAATAAACATATTCATTTGTGTTATATAATGGGTCGTCCTCATCTAATCTATAAACATCATCACAATCATTTACAATGAATTGTAGTTTATCATCATCATTCAAGATAACCTTACTAACTGCCAAGTCTAAAATATCTTCTTTTACTTGACAAAGAACATAAGGCACATCTTCGATTAACCATTCGCCTTCATTACTGATAAACGTTAATTCTTTAATATCATTTTCTTTCATTAAAGAAATTGCGTGTTTTCTAAAATGTTCGTTCATAATTCTATAGTTTTAATTGTTATTATTTTGAATAACTGATGCAAAGGTACAAATATTTTTTTTATTATGCAAGTAAAATCAATAATTTAACATTTAATTAACATAATGATAATTTGGTGTTTATCTAAAGAAGGTAAGCAATTATTCTCAAACTACTTACCTTCTTTGTTCATTTAGTTTTTACAGCATAACTCTTGTATCTTGTCATAAAAGTTTTTCTCAAACGTATCAAAATTATTCAAAAAATACTCCATATCTTTTATTACTTCTTCGGGGTATGAGTAATCAAAAATATCTATTTTGTTCCAAAAAGTGCCGTAAAATACGCCTTCCTGAGAAATCATAAGATTTTGTGGGTTTTCTGTGCTGCCGTTTTCCACACCGATGTATTTTATTCTTTCTTTCTCATCATCATCACCTATAATTGCATAACAACTAAGAAAGCCTAATTTTTCATCCCAACCATTAGCAATTGCACATAAAGTACGTGTTTTATCACTTTCCTTTAATTTACTATGCTTAAGTGTACTAACAAGTAGGAATCTATTCTTTATCAAATGATTTGCAGTATCTATCAAATCTATAATTCTATCATTCAAAGAAAGAATTTTATCTCTCAATGAAAACATTTTCTCCTTCTGTTTGTACTCTTCACTATACTTGTAAGCGTTGGCAATTTCATTTTCAAACTTAATCATAATTCTTAATGTTTTAATTGTTTGTTTCAGCACTATAACTGATTGACGTTTGCAAAGGTAAGGATAATTTTTAAAACACGCAAGTAAATTTCTTATTTTAACTTTTAATTAACATTTGAATGATTATAGAAGATTATATAATATACACATACGCATGAATGAATCTAATATATGCGTTTTAAGACGTTTAAATAATACTAACCTTATATGTACCTATAAAGTTGATTATAAGCTATTAGAAAGCAAAAGAAACCCCATAAAGGAATATATCAATACCTTTATAGGATAACTATGTTTATATTGTTCCGTACTCTAATATGTTGAAATGTTCCAATATATCCATAAACACAATATCACACATAGAATAAGAAATTTCATGCTCATTTAATGTCTTTTTAGTACGTAAGTAACACTCTTCACAATAAAGTGTAAATATGTCTTTATTTTTGTCGTATTGCACTTTATTGACAACAAACGCAAATCTATTCCCTTCACAAACACTTAATACACAGGGACGTAAATACCTTTTCTTTATAGTAAAATCGACTTCAAAAGTATTGAATTTCTCCATACGATTTATAGCGTCTTTTCTATCTTGTTCTATACAAGTTTTATATAATTTTCCCATTGTTTATAATTTTATGTAAAACAAGTATATTAACTTGTATACTGCTATTGCAAGCTAAAACACTTGTTTTACTTTTATTGATTTATGCTTGATGTGTAATACAATTAGTATCATTTAATAAGTCTTCTACAAAGTCCATAACCTTTGTATAGAAAGGTACTTTGTAAGGAACTATTTTGTTTAATGTTTTCAAGAAGTCTTCTCGTGTGCCATACGTATTTATGTTTTGCCACATATCATTACTACGTGTATATGTGAATGGGTAGCCATTATCCATAAATTCACACCCACAATAATAATCGGTTTTACGGCTAATATAAGCGTCACCCAAAAAGATTGCTCTATCCCATATTTCCACGTTACCACAAATAACAACTTTGTCACGTGCTATTATATTACCATGTACACACGAATTACCGCACATCATTGCTGAATCGGTTAATTCAACATTGCCAAGCAAACGTGCCTCACCGCACGCATATGAGTAGTCTCTTAAAAAGCTACGACACGTAACAATTGCCCCGTCAAATACTCTCGCATGATTCTGTATAAGTGACTGACCACTTACCCTTGCTTGTCCAAAAACTTCTGCGTAGTCCATGATTTTAGCGTTTTCAAAGACTTTTGAATCATCGTACGCTTTTGCGCTATTATATATCCAACAATTACCTTTGTGAGAAAGATTTTCCTCCTTCTCAACCCAGCCGCCAACATCCCCATTCTTTACATCGCTAAAGTCTTTTAACGCTTGAATACGATATAAAGTGTGACCATTATGGTTAATCTTTTCACTCTTTAATAACTTAAATTTCTTTGTTCCCATAATTCTATTTTAATTGTTTTAATTCATTCTGTAGGACTATTCCTTTTTGATTTATGTTGCAAATTTAAGCAACTTATTTCAAACTACAAAATAAAATCATATGTTTAACATTTATTTAACACTTATATAAATCTTCAATCTATTGAATATATTACATACGCATACACGTAAGATTAAATATAACTCAATATTTTCGTTTTAAGCGTATTAAATTAGTGTTATGGTACATTTACCTATTATGTATAATTAAACCCATTAGAACACATAAAAAACCCCTATAGGATAAACATATTTAAATGTTATACCTATAGGGAGAATCAACAACATAAAAACATTAAGAATTAAAGTCTTTCCAATTCGTGTGGGTATGCCTCCAACTCACACCCTAAATCATCGGACAAATGGATAATAGTTTCCTCGTTTTCATTGTCCAAGTCGGTATCATTTCCTCCTATTGAGTCAATTGCCCAAACTCTATTTAAATCTCGTGTTTCCTCGTCACAATCGTGGTAAAGAACACAATCACCAATCATTAATGGTTGTTTGTTTCTATCATAAACCATAGATAATAATTTTAATTTGTTGTTGTGGGACTATTCCCTATCTTTTTATATTACACTGCAAAGATACGCAAAATATATTATGTAACCAAATTTTTGATGTTAATAAATGTTTTATTTCTCAATCACATACTTAACACGTTCCAAGATTGTTTTTGGTTTTACAAGTTTTTGTTCTGCTTTCATTACCTTGTAAATCATTTCTGAATTTTCACTTCTTAACTTTGCAATTTCCTCCGATAACTTCTTATTTCTGTTTCTTACTGAATTATATTGTTCCTGACTGATAAACTTTCCTTCCTCGTTTCGTGCCTGCTGATAGCGTGTAATTTGCTTTTGTAGTCCTTTAAGTTCCTTTTCAGACTTGATACACTTATCTTTCGCAAAATAATACATATCTCTCCATTTGTCCCTTTCCTTAACAATATATTTCAATATTACAGAAGTTGGAATATTATCATTAGGTCGTTTGTTATTATTATCCATAAACTACTCAATTTAATTTGTTTGTTTTATTTGAGTGGGTTAATATTTCAAACCCACTCTTAATTATTTACCACTTACAACGAACGTCACCTTCCTTTACAATAAAGTCAGTATTAGGCATAACGAATTTACCCTTCTTAAAGTTGTCAGCCGTTTTCTTAAACTTCAAACCTACTACTACATTTCCGTCCTTATAACGTGCGTCATATTTGTCTCCGTCAATAACATTATAACCCATAAATGTTTTTGGCATTGTTTCTGTACCAAATACAACGGCAATACGTCCGCCTTCCTTTAGATAGTCCATACCTATATTGAAGTTCTCTTTAGAGCCATCCAACGACCATGTAATATCATAGTTAGGATATTGTTTCAAAAGTTCCAAATAGTTAGGTACTTTCGTGTAATCATAAAACATTACATTAGGAAACATTTGTAAGATATTCTTTTTACCTAACTTGAACAATAAAGGACTTAAATCGCTTGTTCCATTGATACGTACTGAAAACTCGTGTCCCTTCAATTTTGCACGTTTCTTTTCCAACTTAATTTCATGCAACATTAAACGCATGAATACTTCTCTATTAGCAAAGAATAAACGTGTCTTTGTAACACGTGAGCTGTCTATATCATCACGACCCGACAAACGGCTAACCTTGTTACGTCCACTTCCCATAAGGCAATTTGCTTTACACATTGTATTTTGTGGGCAAACGTTAAAACCACTCAAATCGGCTGCAGCCAAATATAAACAATATGTTGAGAACTTATGCTCATATGAGTGCAACATCTTTGCGCTTTGTGCCACGCTACCTAAATAGGTAACACCAACTTCCTTCAATGTTGCGGTATAACTTTTCCACTTGATGTTTTTAAGTCGGTTCATTTCACTATTGAAATCTGCAAACTCACTCTTTGTCATCAATCTTTCCTTCATAATTCTAAATGTTGTTTTAATTTGTTTGTTTTGTGGGACTATTCCCTTTCTGAATTACGTTTGCAAAGGTAAGGAAATAAATTGAAATAACAAAATATTTCCTTACGTTTAACATTTATTTAACAGAACTATGAATATGCTTTAACAAACTAAACATATCATCAATAGATAAATCGTTTATAGGTATAGGCAGCATGCTATTGGATGTTTTCAATAATACTTTATCATTTTCTATGAACACAGCAGTTATATTGTATTCCCACGCATATACAGAACACTTAAACGAATTATCAGAAGATAGTAGAAAACATCTTTCGTCTTCATCCTCTAAAACTTCCCTAAACTTGTTGGTAAGTTCCTCTCTCAAATTGGTTATTGTTTCTAACAAAGCAATATCGTTTTTGAAATAACATTCAATTGCTCTATATACTTCATCATCGCTATAGTATATGCAAAAGATACAATCAATATACCCTTCATCATCCATTTTTACATCTGATGATAAATCTTTGGTATTAACGACTTTAATACACAATTTCTCTCCAATTAAAGCAATATCTGTGACTTCTGTTTCGTATGGTTCTCCGTTTTTATTGGAAAGTAAAACAAATGGTATTTCAATATCAATATTTTGATATTTTTTGAATGAAATATGTAATTTATGGTTCTTACACATTAATTCCTTCGCTACTTCTCTATTATTTTCTAAAATTTCACTTAAACTTTTCATAATTATAATTTGTTTTTTATTTTTGTGTAATAGTTACTTTAGTGAGTTTCAACCACTGATACCCTAAAGCGGTTTTACGCTTTTTATTTGCACATGCAGCGATATTTCCTATAGTTGCTTTACTATTACTACCCAAAGCAATTGCAGCCTCCGTGCATGAATTATAACGTGCAATGACTTTTCCGTCTTTCATTTGTGCTACCGCTACAGATTGATATTTCTTTTTATTATTTTCTCCCATAACTTTATCCTTTGTTTTTAATCTAACTTAATCGGAGAAATACCACACGTTTTCAATATTTCATTTACTTTATCCATGTTGGTTTCCTTTTCAGCACCAACTTCCTCCAAAAAGTCACCCAATGTTTGTCCGAGAAAAGAAACACCACCAAAAGGGGTTGAATCATCTTCCAACACAACATTTAGATATTTGCTTACTGACTTGTTACTCATGACTTCTAATTTTATATATTTATATTTTTATTTATTTATAACTTTATATTTAGATATATTGATATATTAAAATATTTGTATAAGTGTATATTTATTCATAACCTCCCTCCACTTGAAAGGAGGTTATGTTTGTTTTGCTTAATCTGTAGTTCTTAAAAAGTAACTTAAATCATCACCCTTGAAAGTAGAGAGTGCTTTATCTCGTGCAACATAATAGAGTTCAGTGTATAAACTTGTAAGTTGCTCATTTCCTCTCTCATGTAATTCCCACGCCTTGATGTTGAGTGCCATTGCGAACTCTGTAAAATATTTCACATCGTCCTTCCACTCTTTTACAACACGATTAAAGGTTTCCTCAATTGCCTTCTGTCCTCCCATTAATTCTGCAATTGTCAAATCGCTTGAAAATGTTGTAAAACGTTCATAACCACTTTGTAACATTACGTTTTCAAAGTACTTTTCACTCATCATTGCTGCTTGAAATACGTTCATAATTCTTGAATTGTTTTAATTTGTTCTATGGGAATATTCCCTTGTTGTTTTGAATTACACTGCAAAGATAGTAATAAAAGTTGGAATGTACAAGTAAATTTTTCTTTTTAACTTGAGATTAACATTTTATTAAAAATTTGTTAAACTGCTAATCTCTTCACGTGCGTGCGCATGCGTATAATAATATATATATATATATATATAGGCCTATAATATATTTAATATATAAATTATATAATAATTAAAATAATATATAATAATAAATT